TAAATTTGTGATTACTATCACAATTTCACATGAAATCCATAAGTGGTGAAGTTATTTTTATTCGTGATTCGCAAATCTTAAAGTATTCTTCGTCTTTTTCAATACCTATAAAATCAAACCCCTCGTCTTTTGCAGCCATTCCTGTAGAACCACTTCCCATAAATGGGTCAAGAACTGTACCACCTTTTGGTGTAACTAATCTACAAAGGTACTTCATTAACTCAACAGGCTTTACAGTTGGGTGTGTATTTAACCTCATTGAAACTTTGTTATGTTTAGTTCCATCACCTTGATTACCTTTCCATTCTAGATTACCTCTTTTTAACTCAGCCTTTGCTTGGTTTCCCCATGCCATAGGTTTTGCTTCAAAAGAATCTAATCCTTTATTTTTCTCTGCCTTTGATGTTTTTGGACAATAGAAGTATCTTGCAGCTGAACCCTCATCTCCATAGTTTGCATCTTTTGAATAATAACCCATGTTATTACCAAAAAAACCAGACACATTGCCTTCTGTTGGATTTTTATCTTTTCCACTTTTTGTGTGTGGAAATATATCTTTCACTTCTTCACTACCATCATGCATTACATTTGCTGGAAATCTACCTCTTGGGTCTGCATCTGCAAAATGATTATCTTCTTGTTTCATACCAGAGTTATCATCTGTCCAGACATTACCATCATCTCTAGATTTACGATTAGCAGTTTTTCTTTCTGCACCATTTGCATCATTACCCTCTACTCTACAACCATCAATATTAATACCACCAGTTCCATACTTTTCTTTATTCTGTTTATTTGTTCCTTCGATAAACTTTCTAGCCATAACAATAGGTTCGTGTGCTGGTTTCAATGCAGTTCCCCAACCATCACCTATATTCAAACTTTTTGGAAATCCACTTCCATATAACCACATCATCTGGTCACGAATCTCAAAACCAGCATCTTCGATTGCAATTGCCATTCTGTGGTAATTACGAGAAGCAGAAAATCCAAGTAGATGGCCGCCTGGCTTCAGAAGTTTCAATGCAAGTTCCCAAGTTTTTGGATTGAACGCAATACCTGTTGAATCCCAACTCTTACCCATGAATCCAAGTTCGTATGGTGGGTCGGTAACAACTGAATCCACTTGTACACCATCATCAATTAGTTTCTGCATTTCTTTAATGCAGTCTCCGTTAATCAGTAACATTATTTATTCCTTTATATGACTATTTTTTTTATCTTTCTCGCGAGATTCTTCATAATGAACTAATGCAATAAGAGAGTCATGGTCAAGCATGGTTCGCATTAATTTCATCTTTTCCAGTAACTCATAAAATCTTTTACTTTGTTTCACAATCTAATCCTTTATATGACTGAAGTTATTTTCCTTAGCGAAACGAATAGTGCTTCGGAATTTATCAGCAAGTGCATCTTGTTTGTGTGATATAACAAAGACATTCTCGTTGTTCAGAGTTCCCAATATTTTTAGAAACTCATCTGTTCCTGTACCATCAAGTGAGCTATCAAATATTTCATCTAGGACAAGTAAATTTGTATTCGTTGAATTTTTCATCTTTGCAATGGCTCTCCATGTAAAGAGTAGTGCAAGGTCAATTCTCATTTTCTCACCTTCACTAAATGATGCATAAGAAAACTCATCACGATGGCGGGACTTAATTGTTTCTTCAAAGTTTTCATCTAGTGTAAAGTTAACATAGAACTCCATTGAGGTGAGATACTTGTTAATTAAGTTATTCATAACTGGCAGATATTGTTTGATAATCTTAGTCTTGATACCAGAATCCATTAACATATTTCTTGAAGCTTCGTAGTATGTTTTATTTTCTCGTAACTTTGTTCTGTGTATACCAATCTCATCTACATTCTTTTTCAGTTCTTCAAGTTTAGTAATATCAGACCGACCTACACCGTCCTGTGTAAACTGTTCAATCTCTGTCTGTAGTTTTGTGTTGAACTTTTCTAGTTCTACAATAGATTGTTGAATTGTTGCAAGTTTGATAGAGTTGTTTCTAATGTCACTAGTGATCGCTTTGATTTCATTTGTTCTATCAGTTGCTCTTGTCAGTTCTTTTCTGAGTTTACTCATTCCAATTTGTAGTTCTTCAATGTCAGACTTTTTAGAAACAACAATGTCTTTCTTAAATACCTCATCAATGTGTTGTTGACAAGTAGGACAATCTTCATTTGTTTCAAAGAAGTCAATCATCTCTGAGTGTGATTTGTGTTTCTCATTCAGTGTAGCTCTAATCTCTTTTAGCTTGGATAGCTTAGTTTCAGCGATAGCTTTATCAGAAATTGTTTTTAATAATCTCTCGTCCAAGGCAGTCAAGTCAGTTCTTTCTTTTTTTCGTTTTTTAATTTCTTCTTTGTTGCTATCAATCAGAGATTGTTTCTGTTTAATGATTTTATCTTTATTATCTTTTAGATCAGATATAAGATTTTCCTGTAAACTAACCTTCTCTGTTTCTAAGTTGAACTTATATTCAATATCACGAATATCATCAAACACTGTTTTAAGTTTTTGTTTGAGAATCATATTCATAGTAGAGAAGATTTGTATGTCAAGGATTTCCTCAACAACCTCTCTACGATGTCTAGCCTTTAATTGCATAAAGGGTATGAATGTTGAACTACCAAGAATAACAACCTGTGTGAAAGAACCATAGTTTAGTTTTAGAATTTGTTGTTCTAAAATCTTCTGGTAATCACGAGCATTTGCTTCTTGATTCATCATTATGTTATTTTGATAAATCTCAAACTTATTTGGTTTAATACCACGAATAACTTTATATTGCACCGAACCAATAGAAAACTCAACCTCTACGATTGATGTGCCAGTATTGATAGAGTTAACCAATTGATTCTTACTAATAGAACGAAATGGTTTACCAAATAATCCAAAACAAAGTGCGTCTAATACTGTAGATTTCCCAGCACCATTCTCACCTATGATGAGTGTTGTAGGATTTCTATCTAACTGTATCTCTGTAAATTGGTTTCCTGTGCTTAAAAAATTCTTCCATCTCACATACTTAAAATTAATCATATTGCTAGGTCTTGGGCTTCCATGTAGAGTTGTCTTTGTAGATTTTTGAGTCTTCCCTTATCTAAAGAGGTTTCTAACTCATCAATATACAGATTCAAAATTGTCATTGTATCTTGTGTGTTTGCAACAATATCATCGGATACTGTATTTGCATCTAAGTCTGAAAAGTCTTCTATGACTTTGACTTCATGGCAATCTGCTTGTAATAATCTATCAACAAATTGGTCAAACTGATATAAATCTTTTTTATTTACAACAATGACTTTAACATAATTATGTTTGTATTGAGAAATGTCGTGTTTTTTATAATCAGTATCGGTGTCGTCATAATATATTTTCTTGTGTATTGTCAGTGGATTTATAATACGATCTAGTTCTCGTGTCTGTGTATCAAATATATGAAATCCTTTTTTATCATCACAATCATTCCAATAAATTTCATATGGATTGCCGAGATAGAAAATATGACCATCATCAGATTTGATGTGGAAATGACCACTAAAAACAGTATCAAACTTTCTAAACAAATTCTTATCATATCCATTTTGATTTTTTACTCCTTTAAGCATTTCAAAACCTTGAACTTCAAGATGTCCCATTAAGATGTCTGCTTTTGATTTTTCCATAGCAGACATGGTTTCAGCTTGATTGGAAGCATTAATCCAAGGCACTAACATAATTGGTGTATCATCAAGTACAATCTCTTTTGCTTCTGGATAGATATGCACATTACCGTATCTTGTACCAATCAGTTCTGTTATTGAATTTACTTCGTTAGTATTTTTAAAATAAGTATCGTGATTACCAACAAGAATATGAAGCTCGATACCCAAATCTGAGAATGGTTTGATAAACCTTTCTCTGAAATTCTTTGCGGTTCTATACGAAACAAACTTACGCCTGTCCATAATGTCGCCTAAGTGAAGGCAGTGTGTAATATTATTATCTTTTAGATATGGAAAGAATTGTTCTTCATAAAACTTAAAAAAATATTCACTAAAATTTTGGTTGTCATTTCTAGCTCCAAAGTGTGTGTCGTTGATTATTGCAACCTTCACTCATCGTCCTCCATAAAATTTTCTAATCCTTTAGGTTTTGTTACTGATTCTTTCTTCTTCGGTTTATAAACAGCTTCGTCTGGCACCATTATGTGTGGATCAAATCCCCCAACAACATATACTGTATCATCACCCTCGTTATTAACATGTTGCACAAATTCTTGTGATTGAATTAACATATGTTTTACATGAGTTTGTTTTTTTTCTTTTTGAATCCTACGGAGAAATGCATAGTAAATGATTTGCGTAAAGTAAGAAAATGGATTCTTAGATTTTTCTGGATCAAAATTATGAAGATATTGCAGACAGTTTTCAATACCATCTGAAATCATTTCTTGTCTATAAGTATAATTAATAAAGTTAGGTCTGTAAGATAGACCATTAGCAATCTTTAAAAAACACTCACCTATGTATTCTGTAACTCTGGGTTTGGGTTCACCCATTTCTTCGGCTTCACGACAGTCTTCTTTCCAATCAATCATCGCTTGATGAAAAACCTTATTATCAACATAGTGAGCACCCTTTACTTTTTTGGCCGCCATAGTAAATTCCTTTTCATATTCTTAGTAACCATTCTACATTAAAATTGGTCTAATGTCAAGTAAATTATTGTTTTTTATTTACTTATTTTAGACATAAAACTTTAATGATATATCTAAGTAGCACTTCTCAACAACATGTTGCGAATGTGTCCAATTGCTCGAGTTGGATTTAATCCTTTAGGGCAAACTGCAACACAGTTTTGAATTCCATGACAACGAAATACACTAAATGGATCTTGTAAGTTAGATAATCTATTTTCTGTATCATTATCTCTTGTATCTGCCAAGAAGCGATAAGCCTGTAGTAGACCAGCAGGCCCAATAAACTTGTCTGGATTCCACCAGAATGAGGGGCAACTTGTTGAACAACAAGCGCAAAGTATGCACTCGTAAAGTCCGTCTAGTTTTGCTCGATCTTCAGGTGACTGCAATCTTTCTATGTCTGGTGCAGGATTGTCATTGACGAGATAAGGTTGTATTTTTTCATACTGCGCGTAGAACTGACTCATATCTATAACAAGGTCACGAATTACAGGAAGGCCGGGCAATGGACGAATAACTAATTTATTGTTTTTTACACACTCGGACAGAGGAGTTATACAACCAAGTCCATTCTTTCCATTTATATTCATACCATCGGAACCGCATACTCCTTCACGACAGGATCTACGATAGGAGATAGAAGAATCTTTAGCCTTTAACATACCCAATACATCAAGAACCATAAGGTCTTTTCCTTGAGTATCAAAGTCATAATCCTGCATATAAGGCGATTCGTCTGTTTCAGGATTATATCGGTAAATACTTACTTTCAACATAATACGATAAATCCTTATTTACCTATTGACAATGGGGGGGAAAGTGGATATAATAGAACTTGTAGGTTCTTCAGAATAATCTTTAATGTCTTGTTGCTATACTTATATCATATTCTTGTAGTTCTTCTTCTGCTTCATCATAAGATTGTTGGAACTCTTGTTCTTCAATAATTTCTAATTCTTCTTCGGAAGGTTCTAGCTTGACTAATTCCATTCTATGAATACTTCTAATAACATATTCATAATACCTAGACAGACCAATACTCGCAGGAGTCATAATTACAATGGAACTTTTTTCTATTTGGAAAGTTTCTTCGTCTGAGTATGGTTGCAACCATCTTCCTAAAGCTAATGATTCAGCTGCACCGCTAGAAGTAACCTTACTGATAGTTTCCATTTTTAAAGGAGCAGAGATTTTAAGTTGTGTGACTTGATTTTCCACGACAGTACATATGATGTCTTCACCATTAGAAAGTTTTACAACTTGATATATCATAAGCAATCCCTCATTTCTTCTTTTATTTATGCGTTTGAGATAATCACAACTTCACTTTATCAATCTTATGTTTAAAGTCTTCTTCTTTATATATTTTTAATCTTGCTTTAAAGTGTCTTAGCGTAAAATTAGGTCTAGACTTATAAGAAAGATCGTCTGATAAATCATAGAGTTTAACTGTTTGTTTGCCTTCAAGCTGTCTTAGACCCCTACCGATTGACTGCAAGACTCGCACTCTACTTTTAGATGGAGAAGCGAATACGATGTTATTAATATTACGAATATTGACACCTGTAGAAAATGTACCATAAGATGCAACAATAATAGCATTTGTTTCTTTTTCAGTAATTTCTCGAACCTGTTCTCTTGCTTCTGTAGTTGTTCCACCATGAACAAAGAAAACCTTTCTATCTAGTTTATTAATTTCACCATATAACAAAGCTCCATGTTTGCCAACTAGTTGAAAAAGACACAGAGTATTTCCT